ACGACGTGTTCTCCCTTTCACTCCCTCTATTCAGGAAATACCCTTGCGTGGCCCAGGAGCCTTCGGCCAGCGTTTCTCGTTTGATATAGGATCTCTTCTGGTGGGCGATCTCCTCTTTGGAACTGCCCTACAAATACGTCTGGGCCACTGGCTTGATCCACAGACACAACTCCTCTATGAAGCGGGAAAGATCACCTACGATAACTCGGGAACAGCGTGGGAGTATGCAAATAGTCTCGGGACGGCCATCATCCAACAGGCGGAACTGGAGATTGACGGGAAAACAGTCGAGACGATTGACGGCGACTTTATAAATGTCTTTAGCACCCTCTTTGCCGATTATAATCAACAGGTTGGCCTCGCGTATGATCACCACGGACGTCTTCCCAGGACAACCCTCATGGCCGAACAAGCTCCGCGCCTCTTTCCTACGGAGGGAGGTACGCTCAACTGTATTCTGCCGTTTTTCTACATGCGCTCCCAAAGGAAGGATAGTCTACCGATGATCGCCATTCGTGAAGGCCTCGTGAAGATTCATATTACGCTGCGCCCCTTTGAAGAATGTGTGCGGCAACTTCGTGGCTACCGTGATTCCTGTACATCAACTCCTTTGGCCATTACGATCCCCTTTCACGAGGGTGCAACGGCCCGTCCGGTAGATACTGTTGCAAACCCACCCGGATTCCGTTTCATACAGCTTCTTACTCAGGGTGCCATTGTCAACGGCCCCTTTCGTCAGCGGATGCTGCGTAGTCCTTTTGAGATTCTACATCGCGAAGTCCAGACATTCTATTTCGAGGAGCCGTTGAAGTATACGGTTGGTAGGGTCGAAGACGCGGTTCGTATCCAGTTACCTTTGGAGGCAAATCACCCTTTAGAGGAAATCATCTGGTTTGTACGCCGTAAGGGCGTGAGTGATAATAATGCCTGGACGAACTATTCGTCGGTCCTTGATGCAGAATGGAACCCAAGAGCGGTGAAGCCAATGCTCCAGAAGGCCATGATCCAGGCGAACGGTGTGACTATCTGCGATGCTGACGAACTGTATTATCGGCAACTCATCAGTTCGGCCCATAAGGGGGGCATGGCCGCAATGTCGAGTTTTATCTACGGCTATCCATTTGCAAAACATCCTGGGGAACATCAACCCAGCGGATCCTTCAACGCGAGCCGCGTTACTTTACGCCTTGTCTTGGATGTGAAAGCGCCTCCTGGGGCTCTGTGGGAAGTGAAAGTATTCTGTATAGGGATGAACTGGATGCGTTTTGAGAACGGCTTGGCGAATCCTATGTTTGAGGATTAGTTCTTGGCTGTATATAGAAGTATAAATGGCAACGAATACCAAGAACTATCTTGTTAATGTTGCAGCGGCAATCACAGGGCGCGACGGATTTCAGATGAGTTCTACGGAGGTCACAGCAAGCATGACGGTTCTTGTGTTAGCATTTCTCTATATGGTGCTGTATGCCTACGGCGCAGCCAGTCTTTCTTACAACTACAACGTGTACGTAGGAAACACTGGTGGTATTGTCTGGGTATATACCATTCTTTCATTCATCTTTAGCAGTCTGTACTATCCTTTCTATGCTGTGTTCCTGAGTCCTGCTCTTGGAAGGGCACCTAATGCGCAAGCAAATATGGCAAATGTGTCTCAGCAGGGTGGCAAGGGCAAAAAGCGCTAACGTAGCCGTCTCGTCTTACGTCTCGCATTGAAATATTTATCAAAACTGTTCGTGCTGTATCCATATTGAAACAACATGGATTCGGCGGGAATTTTCACCCTTTTGTGGAGGGCTGGATCCGTAATCCCCTTCCAGTGCATCGGATAGAAATACTTCATAGGATAGACGTGTACATCGGGGAACTCGTCCTTAAATTTCGCATACACGCGTGAAACATAGAGAGGTCCTACACGCCTCCATGCCCCTCCTTTTGCCTCCCGTTCCGAGTTCGAAATAAGACCACTGAGCAGCCTCTTTAAAAAAGGATGTTCCTTTTCAGCCCCTATGAGTCCGTTTGCAACAAGACGCCTTGTCCCACGCAGTTCCGGCCCCATGTCTCCAAGTTTCTTTGTTTGAGCGCGACTCAGATTCTCCCATCCGAAGAAAACGGCAGCCGCGTTTTTTTCCAGAAAAGCCGCGAACTTTTTCGGCTTCATGATCACGGAATCCGCGTCAATATAGATTCCTCCGAACTTGTACAAAATCATGAGACGAATGATATCAGCGCGGCCTGCTGTCTCTTTTTTGAATTTCTTATACTCTCGCTCGAGACCCGGAATGGCGTCCCAATCGAGTGTATCAAGGTTTGATTCCGACCAGAGTTTGTAGTCATATCCATAATCGGTCGCGAACTTTCGCACGGTATCCATCCACTCCGTAGGAGGTGCGTTTTTTCCGAGCCATATTTGATGTATTTTTTTCGGGATCCCTCCATCGGCCATCTTCCTATTGTAATAGTAGAATGTTTCTTGGCGTGCTCTTTAGTCTTATTGGAACGGTAGCACAAGATGTTGTGGGGTCGTTGGGTTGTACTATGCCCGTGTGCGTGCTATCAAACTCCTATCTTCGTTTCGGAACGGGCGCAGAAACTTCCGTAAATGCATGGGGTCTTTTCCAGCAACCGTGGTATTATTCTTCCGTCGGGTCGACATGGTACAAACTCACTTTTAGCAACTATCCTCTTGATACGGCGATCGGGTTAGGGACAGGTGGGCCTAACTGGAGTGGCGCAACAGTGACAGATATCTACACGCTCACCGCTTCCACATCGAGCACGAACTATTCTGCCTTCGTCGTTTCAAGCAGTGACGCGACAAAGTCGGTGGGACACGGTGTCATCGTGTCTTTAAGAAAATTCAGCGTTCTGGGATATTCAATTTGGCTCGAGAACACCTTTTCACTTGGCTCCAACGATAGTTTCGTTCGTGTGACGACTCGCGTTATCAATAACTCTTCAAGCTCCATACCAAACGTAATACTATGGGCTGGGACTCGCGATGATTTTGTTGGGATGACGGATGTGAATACGAAAACACGTGGAAATCTCAACTCTGGGGGCTTCACTGCTGTTACTGCAAATAACCAGACTTCTCGTGCGATTATGATTACGAATACGAATGAGGGTGTGTTGTTTTATTCTGACACTGCATCGACAATGACAGCCTATTCCGTGTGTTGTTCTTTTTCAAATGTGTATAATACGTATCCGCTTTCACTGGCACCGGCCACTGGCGTTCCTACCGATGGATCCTATGCAACTGTCTTACCGATTGGGAACATTTCAATAGAGGGATCAGGAAGTATTACATGGTATTATGCTGCAGGATCTATTTCATCTCTTAATACTGTCGTGGAGAGCGTGGCGGTAGCACAGGCCGTATTTTCAGGTGTTGTGGCAAGTGATACGGCGACAGCTTCTGCCACTGCCACAGCCACAGCCACAGCCAGTGCTACTGCTACTACTAGAGTAACTGCCACCGCCACCGCCACAGCTACTGCATCTTCCACGGCGTCTTCTAGCGCGACTTCTACTGCAACTTCTACAGTGAGTCCTACAGGGACCACTACAGGGACCACTACAGGAAGCACCACGGCCAATCCTACAGCAAGTCCTGCCCCATCCCCCACAGCCACTTCTACTGTAACGGCCACGGCAATCGCAACAGGGACCCTAACACTTACTGGCACGGCAACCTCCACGGCAACAATGACTTCTACCGCAACACTCACACCTAGTGTTAGTGCCACCCCTAAACCATCTGCATCAATCAGTACATCCGCCTCATCAAGTAACAGCCCGCGATCATCGCTCTCATCCTTCCCCAGTCGTACTCCCACACGATCGCCTTCACAGAGTAGATCTATATCTTTCAGCGGATTCAGTACTACACGTCCTACATGGACCTTGGTTCCTACGGCAACTCCTATAGGAAGCCTCACGATATCTCCTTCCGCCTTTAAAACGGCTGTTGCAACATCTACAGGGACTTCATCTGCCTCTGTAACTTCTACTCCTACTCCTACACCAACTCCCTCTACAACCTCAACTCTTGCGATCAATGTCCTTATTGCCCAGATACCCGCCTTCAATGTTACATCCGTCTATACAACCAGTACAACTATCGTACATGTCAATAGCTCAGAGGGGCTCGTTTATATTCCTATTACACTTATGATTCTTGGGGTAGCTGGATACGTGGCTTGGAAGAAGTGGAAGGCCTGGAAGGCGAAAAAGGCAGAAGCTGCTGCTACCGCTACCGCTGCTGCTACCGCTACCGCTGCTGCTACAGCTGCTACCCCTACTGCAGTAGCAACAAAGGCTGCACCCAAGGTCGAAGTCCGCGTACCTACCAAGGTCTAAGCATTCCATCTCTGTTGTAAGGAGATGGTAGCGTCCTTGCTGCGAGTTATTTACGGAGGAGTCCAGGATTCCAGACTCCTCTGTCAAAAAGGGCAGCCAAACCCCGCCTTCTTCGTGAAGGCCTTTATCCGCGCTGGAAGATTCACCACCCAATGGACTCGCCTCGATTTCGATACGCTTCCGACACTCGGTAATACATCCGTCATCACTCTCCCTAGAAAAGGCCATCTCATATCGCGTCTCTATCTCGTCACCACCATGCCTGATATTTCCACTAGCCAACAAGCAGCACGCGCTTGGTGTACAGCGAACGGAAAGACCTTTGCCGGTCCCACCTTCGGCTGGACAAACTCGGTAGGACATGCTCTTCTCCAGAACGCCACGATCGATATTGGAGGCTCACGTGTCGAACAGATTGATGGGCGTCTCCTGGAAGTTCTCGATGACTTCTACACGCCTCTTGAAAAAGTCTCTCTCATGGACAAACTTCTCCCAAGAAACTCCTCCAACTTCACGCCAGGTCAGTTTGGTTCTACGGCTCAAACACAGGCCACGACTCCACTTCCCTTTTGGTTCGCTTCAGGTGATGCTGGTACCTTTCTCCCCGTCGATGCTCTCCAAGCCGACACCGTGAAGCTGAGTATCCAGTTCCGCACAGCTGCCACAATCTATACGAGTTCCGCCCAACTGAGTACGGCCGGTATTACATCACCACCTGCTGGTGGCGAAGCCTATTTCCCTATTGCGAGTTATCCCTTCTTTTACCTCGATCCATCGGGCACACCTGTTGCAGGCCTCAACGGTAATCCGAACCAGGCGACTCTTGTGACCCCAGTTCCAGGTATCACATCTCCTACGGCCCAGGCCCTCCAGGTTCTCGGTGACACGTATATCATGGCGGAGTACATATATCTGGACCGCCCAGAGGCCAACCGATTCCGTCTCGCAGATATACAAGTGCCCATCCTACAACATTATGCCTTTGACCCTGTTGACACGAAAAACTCAGCATCCGCCAACTCCTATCTGAAAGTCCCCAATCCTACACGCCATCTCTTCTTTTATGCACAGCGCTATGAAGCACCGGCCTATAATGCCCTCTTCTTATCCACGCGTGATCTCTCGGGTGCCGATGCCCCTATCGCTCCTTGGTGGCCGAATGCAAGTCAAATCGATACGAGAGTCTATAAGGATTTCCAACCGGCCTTTGCCCTCAGGAACTCGGAACCGTTGCGATCGATTGATCTCATCTATGAAGGAAAACTCTTTCGATACACTACCACGACCCCTTCCGTCTTTCGATCCCTTTTGCCAATCAAGAAGTCCCCCTGGGTGAATCGATATTACTATAATCTGCCATTCGCGCTCGATTCAGGTTTTCTTCCCCCGAGTCAGCCCTGTGGAGAGGCGAATCTGGACAAGATTGTAAACATAAATCTGAAAATACAGTTGAATCCTCTGGCTGGTTACACGGAGGTCGTTCCGAGATTCCTTATCTATACATGGGCGGAAACGTACAACATCTTTCGCGTCTATGGTGGGCGTGGCGGCATGATGTTCGCCTATTAACGCTTCCATATAACATACATCGCCAGCACGCTTAGTCCAACAAGAACTATAGAACTCGATCGTGTTCTCAGTACATACGTAAGTTGTTCCAAGGCTCTCTCAGAATCCTCGAAGAAATTTGAATAATCAACATGCGTATTCTGAATATCAGATTTGGAAGCACGCTGGTAAGCGAGTAGAGGCTGCGTGGTGACGATACGAAACTGATCGGAATAATATACATCAATCGGTCCATGTCTATCAGGGTTCCACGCAATCGCCTTCGTATAGGCGGATACGTTCAACACATAGAAATGGGTCGCGAAGGCACCCTCTATCTCAACCAGGTGCTTGCCGTGAAACTGCGCTGGCCCTTGGATGTAGGTGGGGCCACCGAGAAAGATGTCCCAGGCGTCCCGTTCCTCCCAAAGAGCGTCTCGTATGGTCGGCCATCGTTCTGCAAAATCATCGGCAGGGACGCAATCATCTTCTATGACGAGCACCCAGGGCAGACCGGCCAACATGGCTTTTCGAGCAATGGCAACATGAGAGGCCCCGCATCCTCTCCAACCTTCTGTATGTTTTATTGCTGAAAAGCGCTGGGGCACGATACCTGTTCCTGCAAAGGCTTTCTGTGTCGCCTCCCATTTATCTTTACGTTCATCCAAGTTTACACAAAAACACGGAAGATCGGGCTGCATTCCTATTACTTCGGTATAAACATCTCACGGACAGAGTCAATAAGCGCTCCACTGGGCATGACCCGTGGCTCCGTTTCCTTTATAATCAGAGGGCGAGTTGTGGCCTTATTGACCTGGAAAGGGAAGGACTTTGACTGGGCCGGCTGATAGGTCTGAAAGGCCGCGGGGAACTCACCCTTCTTCGGGGCGGATCTAAAGAGCTTATTGATACGATTCTCTTCCGTATCTCTTCGCCATGACAGATTTGCTTGATTTGCGAGTTCATCGTCATCCAATATTCTACATGCCTCTTGACTCATCCTATGAGTAGTGTAAATATTCTATTAAGCCCTCTTATTCGCTGAAGTAAAATTGTAAGTTTTGGGCCCCTTTAATGAAGGCAACAAGCAATGACGTCCCTACTGATAGTCGAATCTCCTGCAAAGTGTTCCAAGATCCAAAGCTATCTCGGTCCTGGATGGCGTGTGATTGCCACGATGGGGCACATCCGATCCTTGGAGGAGGATCTCGGTGCCGTGGGACTCGATAGGGACTTTGAGCCGAGATTTCAGTGGATCCGAGAGAAGTCAAAGGCGATCCAGCAGATCAAAGATGCAGCAGCGGGAGCTAGTAAGATCTACTTGGCCTCGGATGATGATCGTGAAGGAGAGGCCATATCCTATTCTGTGGCCGTTCTCTTGAAGTTGAACCCGGAAACAACTCCTCGCGCCGTCTTCCGAGAGATCACTGCCACAGCCGTAAAGGCGGCTGTTGCGAATCCTCGCCGTCTGGACATGGCCCGTGTGGAGGCGCAACAGGCCCGGGCTGTTCTCGATATGATGGTGGGTTTCACGATCTCGCCACTTCTTTGGAAGTATGTGGGACCGGCTCTTTCAGCAGGGAGATGCCAGACACCTGCTCTTCGTATCATCTGTGACCAGGAAAAGGCCATTCGTGATTTCACGGCCAGTACGGAGTGGAAGATTAAGGGGACGTGGAATGGCTTTGAGGCGACGATGACGGAGGCCTTGGAGGATGAAGAGTCGGCGACGAACTATTTGGAGAATATTCATGCTGAGGCAGGTGGGCTCGTGAAGGAGGCTCATACGAAACCAACGACGGAGCAGCCCCCGAAGCCGCTCGTCACGAGTACCTTACAGCAGGAGGCATCCGCCACAATGAGTCTCCAGCCGAAGAGGACTATGCAGATCGCCCAACGTCTCTATGAAGCGGGGCACATCACCTATATGCGAACGGACTCTGCTGTCCTTTCGGAGGAGGCGAAGGCGGCGGCGGAGTTATGGGTGCGTGTGAACTTTGGAGAGGAGTTTGTCGGGCTCGGGGGCAAATCAGGGGGCAAAACCACCCGGAAAGCGGCTGCGCCGAACGCACAGGAGGCGCACGAAGCCATCCGCCCCACGCACTTTAACGTCGCGGATCTCCCTGCCGATGAGGACTGGTCTGCGCCTGATCGCAAACTCTACAGGCTCATTTGGAATCGCGCCGTACAGAGTGTCATGGCGGCCTCACGGGGAGAACAGAGAACGGTGGAGTTTCTTGCAACCGGGGATCCCATGGAGTTCCTTTGGAGGGCGAAATGGAAGCGGCAACTCTTTCCTGGGTGGCGCAAGATTGGGGCAGCGGCTGCGAATCTGGATGAAGAGGAGGAAGTGGAGACTGAAGACGAGGCGGCATGGAAGATGGCGGAGAAGATCGTAGAGGGGACGAAGTTGAAATGGTCTTCTTTGGAGGCTTTCCCACATGAATCGAAGCCGGTGGCGCGCTACACGGAGGCAACCTTGGTCCGCGAACTGGAGCGGAAGGGGATTGGTCGCCCAAGTACGTTTGCAACTCTTGTAGGTACCATCCTCGATAAGGCGTATGTGGAGAAGCGGGATAGTCCTGCGCGCGAAGTGGAGTTCAGGAAGATCTCGCTGCCTGCTGTTGGAACGTGGCCCCCAGTGGTCGAGACGGTTATGAAGAAAGTGGGCGAGGAGAAACAGAAGTTGGTGCCTACGGCGCTGGGGCTCTCCGTTCTGGAGTTCTGTGTGAGGGAGTTCACAACTCTGTTCGACTATGATTTCACGAAGAAGATGGAGACTCGTCTGGATTCCGTCGCCGAAGGTGCAGAGCCGTGGAAGGAGCTTTGTAGGGATACTTGGAGTTCCTATAAGGAGAAGTATGCAGGCCTGAAGAGTGGAGAGTCGACTGCTGTGGCAGCACCGTCGAGGCAGCGCGAATTCCCGGGAGGAATCAAGGGGGTTCAGAGCAAGAAGGGACCCTTGCTCCTTAAGGAGCACGCGAACAAGGAGGAAACGGTCTTCTATGGTTGGCCAGATGGAGTCAGTTTCCAGGATATTACAGCCGAGCAAGTGGCGGCATTTATTGCTTCCAAGATTGCTACTCCGACTCTTGGTGAGTATGAAGGGAATCCGATGGTGAAGAAGTCGGGACCCTATGGAGTGTATGTGGTTTGTAACGGGGTTAATGTGCCGTGGCTAGAAGGGGATACGGAAGAGAGTCTTCGTGCAAAGTTTGTCACCAAGGGCGGCGGGGCGACTCACGCTCTTGGGGACTTTGAATTCCGCACGGGCCAGTACGGACCCTACATGTTCAAGAAGACTCTCGTGGGAAAGTCGCGGAAGTTCGTGGGGCTTCCATCGGGTGTAGATCCAAAGGCGCTTACCTTGGAAGCGGCCACCAAGATTTACCAGACGGGTCTCCAATCAAAAGCAAAGGCGGCCACCTTTGCAAAGAAAAAGGGTAACTAATAGGATGGATCGGGCCAAAACCAGAAAAAGAAAGATATTCAATGTTCCGACGTATGTGATAAACATGAAGGAACGTGTCGATCGCTGGAAGCGTTTTAGACAGCAACCGGTGATCCATAAGTTGAAGCATCTGAAACAGTTCACAGCAGTGAACGGCAAGAAGCTCGACTATATGAAGGATCGCAGGATCTCTGTGCGAACGCGGCTCAACATTTTTCGCAACTATCGGCGTAGCCATCATGAGATTGCGACTTTGGGAGCGATCGGCTCGTCCCTCAGCCATATTGGGGTTTGGAAGAGGTTTTTGGCGTCAGGTGCAAAACACTGTCTAATCTTTGAAGATGATGCCATTCTTACCGAATCTACTTTTGATGATATAAGCCGCCTTTTTCCCAAGTTGCCGGCTGACTGGGGAGTCTGGGTACTCGGATATTATAGGGAGAATATGGTCTATGAGCCTTACCATGTGAAGCCCTGGAATCATGTCTATAAATTCACCGCGGCCCATGCGTATTTTATCACTAGAGAAGCGGCGAAGAAACTTCTGATAGATGCTCTTCCTATTGAGAGCCACGTTGACCATTATATTGGTGATGCTGCTATAGTAAATAAGGTGCTGGTATTGGAGCACCCGGATATTAATATCGAATATTTCCAAAAGGAGAAGGCTCTCAACTCTGCCACGGCGACGGTTGATTCCAACACTTCACAACATAAGAAGGATGGTTGCCGAGTCTGTAGGGTGCCTGATGACATGTCGCAGATTTACAAGGGACCCTTGAAGAAGATGCGAAATGGTTTACGTGTCCATGGTCTTGTACATGATGAACAGGATAAGAAGATCTTGACATTGAAGCGAGGGGCCACACGAAAGAAATGATGCGTTTAAAAAGCATATCGAGAATATTTTTAATACTCTCGATATGGTAGAATGTCGGCTGAATCAAGTCCTTCGGATAGTCGACGAAGCAGCACAGATGTATCTGGCGTGAAGGTCAAGAAATTCATGAATGGATGGACGAAAGAACAGGAGGTCCTCATGGCGGAATGGTCCGATATTGCCGCGTGTTATCGGTGGCTACATGACAAAGCCGAGAAGAAATTTACGGTCTCAAATATGAACATTACGATTCCTGTGATTATCCTATCGACAGTGACTGGTGCCGCCAACTTTGCCGTGGGCAGTATCGTCCCTGCAGATAATCGTGCGGCCCAACAATATGTGGGTGTGTCTTTGGGGGCCATATCGATCTTTGCAGGGATTCTTACGACCTTGGGTAACTTTTTCCAGTATGCACAGAAGTCCGAGTCGCACCGCGTCTGTAGTATTGCGTGGGGGAAATTCCAGCGCTTGGTACAAGTCGAGCTGGCGATCAGCCCTATGGATCGTATCGAGGCGATGGATTTCCTGAAGATTTGCCGACAGGACCTCGACAGACTTATTGAACAGTCTCCTGGGATTCCTGACGATGTAATCAAGGCGTTTGAAACCGAGTTTGATGATATTAATGAACTGAAACGACCTGATATATGTCATGGTCTGGAACACACGAGGGTCTTTGATGCGTCCAAGGCCAGGCTGGCGAAAGTGGCGGCGGATGCGATGTTACATTTGCGCTACAAGAAGAATATTCTCTCACAGTCTGTCATCCCTGAACTGGAAAAGAAGATCCAGGACGAGTTGAATACGAGGTTGGAACAGAGGATCAAGGAGCTGATGCATGTGCCGAGTAGTGAGAGTGATACGGCGAGTGTGATCAATCTGGAGACGGATTGGAGGGCTCTCCTAGTAAAAAAGAAGTATCTACATCCGCATGAGGTAGAGTTGCCTTCAGGGCCGGCGCCCGTTGTTGTAGCAGTATCTCCTCCTTCGGCACTATATCCTCCTTCGGTTGTAGTATCTCCTGCAGCGAGTTTGACAGGTCCTCCTATGATCATTTCGCCCAGTGGAGATGTATATGTCCCACCAAATATGTCAGTAGATGATGAACCAGAACCAGAGGCAGAAGTAGTTCGCCTGAACATCGTAGGAACGGATGGACCTCCATCGACAAGTTCCAACTCGGTTGTTTCAGAGCCTACGCCCGCCGTGCGTCCTGTTGTGGAGTTCAACTAGACGAAGACTAGCGGTTCAACAAAGTAAGTTTCCTGGCTTTTATAGGGGTTATTCATCAGCTTGTTCTTGAGTCTTTTCATGACCTTGATAAGACGTACCTTTAGGTTGATGTCGACCTTAGCCATAGGAGCCTCTTCTTTGAAATGTTCCAATCTATCAAAGAGAGTTCGGCGAAAGTTAACGTTGTGCTGGGTCATGTTGATATATCGTGGCCGGCATATGAGACAGAACATCTTTATAATGAGCTTGAAGCGTTCGGTATTCCCCCAGATATGATTGTGGAGCTTATCCAGGTATTTCTTGATCTCAGGCACGGTAGTTTTCCTGTCATGTATCTCTATAGATGCACGGTTCATCTTCTTGGAGAGCCGGTCCCAAGGAGGAAGGCAGAGGTTGAGATTGATTCTTGACTCGTAGTCAAGCTTGGGGAAGATATAGACACGAATGATGTCGAGAGGGAGTTCGTCAAGCACCGTAGGACGTTGCTTGACGAAACCAAAGGATGGATTGGAGGATCTTGTGTCGAACATCGCGTAAACGCAGGGGGGTAAAAAAAGATGTGGCCCCAGCCTCCTTCAATTTTTATTTACATTCAAGTGCTTCCAGGCGCTCTTCAATGCTCTTCAACATATTGAAGATGGGCTCAAGCATCTCCAGCTTTTCCATGTCGTAGAACCGTGCGGAAGGGATGCTACTAGAGTATCTGTTATGTTTAATCTGACTTCTTTTTTTCTCGATCACCCCTTCAAGAGCTTTTAAATGGATTTCGTTGCAGCCCATGCGCAGTTCATCCCCTCCAAAGGCACTGGTCCTTTCAAGCATCTTGGCGAGCTTCTCCTTTTCAAACTCGAGATGCTCCTGTAGACGAACAATCCTGTCGCGAGATACTTGAATACTCGTATAAAGGTCAGACATCTTGGTAAAAAAGGCCCCAGGCCACCCACAACTTCAATTTTTAGGTTCAAGGGCTTCCAGGCGCTGCTCGATACTCTTCAGCATGTTGAACATCAGCTCAACCATGATAAGCACGTCTCGGGTATAGGTTCTTGCGTCAAACCTTCCACCCATTTTCATCTGTATCTCTGCAACACTTCGCGTAAGACTTTCCTTTTTGTCATAGATGATTCCCTCTAGCACCTTCAAAGGGCGGGTCTGCTTCTCCATCTCCTTCTCCACCTCGATTTGCTTCTGCTTCTCAAGGTAAGCAAGCCTATTACGTACGACTTCAAGTTCGATATCAAGCTGAGACATCTTGGTAAAAAAGGCCCCAGGCCACCCACAACTTCAATTTTCACGACCAATCAACAACGACACCCCGCTTCAGAGCGCGCGTCGTTGGTGTTATGTCTACCCATACTTCCTTGAATGCAAGAGCACAGCCAGGATACACCTTTCGGAATCCCTCAATGAGCTCCTCCTTCGTCAGCATGATATAAGGATCGTCACGTCCTCTGTTGGGCTGTGGCATGTCTTGGATCTCGGCAAAGTAGAACTTCTTACCCTCCCGCGCTGCCTTCTCCAAGCAGGGGTGCTGGGCAGCAATGAAGTAGTCGAGGAGCTCCTTTCTGCGAATGCTCTCTGTCTGGAGGCTCTGGAGATACGCACGTGTGTAGGTCATCTGCGCCGCTTGTCTGTCTTTATCGATCTTGTACATGGTGCTAACGTGTAGCCCAACTACTGTCTTCAATTTTACCACTATAAGCCGGCCATCATTCGCTCTAATGAGTTCATCTCGGGACTATGGGCGTCGCGGATCCTTGTTACTAACTTAATGGCCTTTCGAAGTATTTTTTCTTCGTAATCATCATCTGCAAACTCCATTTGATGCTGAAGTTCTCGGATAAGTAGATCATATTGGATAGGTATAGGTTCTCCTTCGTCACTGACCAGATTGCCATGTTCATCGATGTATAAACCTATATGCTCAAGTATCTCTGGGTCGTTTATTATTTCAACTATCAGTCTCCATTCTTTAGCTTTTCTTCTAGCCTTTCTTTGCCTTCTTGTTGCGCTTTTACTCACAATAGCTTTTACCACACGTGCACTAGCTCTAGAAGTGTGCTTTCTAGGGCTAAAAAAAATACCCTTTCGAGGGTCATCATCTTCTCTTATTCTTGAAACCATAGATCTACCCGCGGTTCTTAGTTTTCGAGTAAAACGTTCCTTCACCATACTACTCTATTCTAAGAGTTTGTTGGCCGGGTCTTACATGAAGCGGTTCAGGAGCACAATAATCTCTTCGTTCCTGCAGTTGAGGTATTCCTTGTAGCGCTTTGCATCCACCCTGTTTATGAGGATCTTCAGCAAGTAGACAGAGTGGCGTTCAAGGGCTCTGCTCGTGGCCCTGTTCAGGGAGTCTTGGTCTGCTCTCTCAGCCAGGAACTGTACAACTTCCCCATGTCTATTGTGATAGGCCGCTATCTCCAAGGGCGATTCAAACGAACACCTAACGTTGACGTCGGCACCATGGTAGCACAGTTCTTTTACAAGATTCGTCAAGCCTGCCCTGGCTGCTAACCACAAGGGTGTCGGCATGCCGACATTCGGGTCGGCACCTGATTTAAGAAGAAGTATGGCAACCTGTTCGTCTCCATGCTCGCACGCATTAAACAAGGCTGTCTTGCCCTTCCTGTTTTTAAAGTTCACGTCTGCCCCCGCCTTTATCAGCTCGATCATGATATTGATACGCTGTGCTGCTGCCGCTACAAGCAAGGGAGTTCTTCCGTAACCCCAGTCGCCGACAGCGTTGACATTGGCCCCGTGCTGAATGAGTTCTTTTACAATATCAAGATGCCCAGTGTAGCAGGCGTCCATGAGTGGTGTATAGTCCAGACCATCCCTTACTTCCAACTCAGCTCCTGCATCACAGAGCATCTTGACAATCGGCAGGCAGCCATCGTAGGCTGCTGTGCCAAGGGGAGATCTTCCACCGTTACACTGATTTGGGTCTACGCCATGGTCCAATAGCATTTTGACAATGGTCTCATGTCGATTCACAACAGAAGTGATAAGACACGTGGACCCATCATCTGTGCGGATACATTTGGCCCCCTTGTTCAAGAGCATCTTCACAATCTTGGGGTGGTTATAGTAACAGGCCAGGGACAGGGCAGTAGAGCCGCTATCCATTTTGGCGTCAAGGTTGGGCGACCGTTTCAGGAGCCAAGCCACCCGCTCTGTATTCCCTTTCCAGGCATTGTACATGAGCGGAGTCATCCCTTCAGCTCCGCATTTATTCTTCATGGCGTCCCAGATCTGTTCATCGTTCCAAAATGCCTTATTGGTCTGGAGTACGTTGTTGACCTTGTAGCCTTCGTTGGCGAGGCACGTGATGACGCGGAAGAGGGTATCTTCGTCTGGAAAGCTTGTCATGATAGGGTAAAAAAGGGCTGGTCGAACGCCCCCTTCAATTTTCACATACACTAATAATCATATCCAGAAGAGTCAGAGGCATCGGGATCTTCCGAGGGCTCAATATCGCGAGGCATACCATCTGTGTCCAGGATATTTATCCGCACCCTTCTCTATCAGTAGCCTCTCGATCTCCAGGTGGCCTTTCTTGGCAGCCCACACCAAGGCAGTCATCCCAGACTCTACATCACAAGGATACGTGAATTGTGCAGCATTCACATCTGCCCCTCTATCAC